AGGGCTGTAGCACACGACACGGCTGCGTCGGCCTTTGGTCGTTTCTGCGCGCACTGAAATGAGTCGATGGGCGAGATCCAGGTCTTCGATTCTAAGGGCCACCAGTTCGGCACGACGGAGCGCACCGCAGTACGCCAACGAGAGCATAAGCCGATCACGAATAGACGACCTGGCCGCGATACTCAGAAAGTAACGCCACTGCTCATCCGTGGGGATGTCGGGCAGCTTTATCAAGCGAGGTACCAGCCCTCTTACGAAGCCTGAATGTCCAGGGACCTGACATAAGCGGCCGTGCTGGCCGCGAGGTACCGGATTCTGTGCGCAACGCCCCTGAAACACCAGGTGGTCGTACCACAGGCGGATCGCGGTGAGGCGCTGGTGCAAGGTCGAATTCGCCACCGCGTTTTCTTGCCCGGGCTGTAGCCGACGGATGTAGAGCGTGACTTGCTCAAATGTGATGGATTCAGCCTCCAGACCGGAGGCCTCGCAGTGGAGCAGGTAGTGCGCCAACCCCCGGCCATACGCCTCCAAGGTAGCAGACGCTCTTCCCAGGTTACCGAGCAGCGCCAGCCATTCCTGAACGTCAGGATAGCGGTTAAGCACGTGCTCATAAGAGGCAGTAGAGGCCATGGGCGATCCCCCAGAACGTCGACAGAATCAGCGTAGCCCAGAAGCATTCCACCTAACTTACTACAGCGCGTAGTTACTGCTGAACGCGACCACTCCGTTCTGGCGCAGAACATCTTTTATTTGGAAATACGGTGCACCCATCTTCACGAATGGCTTGGCGTCGTAACTTCGGGCAATGACGCAGCCGTCGTTATTACTGAGCACCACGATGGGGGTCTTTGCCAAATCCGGGCGGAAGGCTCGCTCACAGCTGGCATAGAAGCAATTGCAGTCGATCAGCGCAAAGACACTCTCATGACCGGCCATGGTCGCGCACGCTGTATCGAACCACGCCAAGGATTGACAGCTCATCGCCTTCCTTGATGTGACGCGGTTCATACTGCGGGTTTTCAGATTGCAGGATCACCACGTTATTCCGCATGTGGAGTCGCTTGCACACAGCCTCTGCATTGAGCGCAGCAACGACGATGTCTCCATGCTCAGCGTCAAGGCTCCGGTCTACAATCGCAAGATCACCACTGTGAATGCCAGCCCCTTGCATGCTCTCACCCAAGACTGTGACCAGATAGACATGCGGCGCTCGGATGCTGAACAACTCATCGAGCGAGATGTGTTTCTCTATGTGGTCAGCTGCCGGGGACGGAAAGCCAGCGGATACCAACGATGAGAACCATGGGAGCTTCGCGCCTCCTTCTGCCAGGGTGCCGAGGTAAGTGACATTCATGATATTCGCCGTTTTTGGTGGGATGATTGGTTAGCTGTATGCATATACAGTTAACTCTTTGTCCCCAGTGTGGTCAATCGTATAGGCGGGCATTTTCGACGAGTGACATTACGGGTGACATCATGTGCGGACGCTACTCGATCTACGAATCCATGGACCATTACCTCAAGGAGCTTGCGCCAGAGCAGTTGGTCATCAATGGGTATGATCTCTGGCCTATCGAGCGATACAACGTCGCCCCCTCAACCAGCGTCGAGATCATCCGCCCTTCTGAGCAGGGCCTGCGCGTCGACAAGGTGCGTTGGGGCTGGGCACCGTTCTGGGCCAAGGGCAAACGCCCAGCGCCGATCAACGCGCGTGTAGAAACCGTGATGACAGGGAAATTTTTCAAGGAGCTATGGCCAAGCGGGCGCGCTCTGGCTCCGGCGAATGGTTGGTTCGAGTGGATTAAGGATCCGGCAGATCCGAAGAAGAAGCAGCCATACTACATTCAGCTGAAGAGCCAGAAGCCGATGTTCTTTGCCGCGCTGGCTCAGGCCCATGAAGGGCTTGAACCCTGGGAGGGTGATGGCTTTGTGATCATCACGGCTGAGAGTGATTCGGGTATGGTGGATATTCATGATCGGCGGCCCGTGGTGCTTTCGCCGGATGATGCTCGGGAGTGGATCGAGCCTGGGCTAACGGCTCAAAAAGCAGAGGACCTAGCCAGGAAAGCGTGTCGGCCGGCAAATGACTTTGAATGGTATCCGGTGGGGAAAGCTGTAGGGAACGTAAAGAATCAAGGAGTAGATCTAATTAAGCCTTTCAGCAACTAAGGTAGCCCACTTCACTGGTATTCAATTTACAATTCGAGAGAATGAACACAGCGCATACAAAAAGCTCTCCGCTGTGTTCTATAGAATTGGGGGACGTATCTACTTTGCCTTGCTTCGCTATCAATGGGTTTCTAGTACAAAAACTCATTGATAGCGACATAGGTAGCTAGACAGCTATTTAGAGCTGCCCATGGCTGCTGCTTGAACCGCCGCCTTCACATACTTTATGTGGAGGAACATCGGCGTGCTTCCGTGCTCATCAGGTTCATCAAGCTCTTGAAAACCCAATGCCTTATAGAACCCTACCGCGTTAGGAGCAGCGTCGAGAAAAATCCCCTTTACAGGAATCTCTCCATGCACCTTAAACACGCGTTGGAACGCCGTCATCAATAGGGCTCGACCTATGCCACGACCCTGATATTCTACGTCGACCCCCAACATAGCCAGCTTGATGACTTTCACCACCGGCATTATGTTACCTTCGGGGAGGAAGGTTTTCACCCGAGCCTTGTCAAGCTCGGAAAAAGTCAGTGTGCAGAAACCTATCAGCTCCGCAGACTCTGAACACGCACCAATGCAGCTTACGTTTTCGGAGACAAGCGCACGCTTCAAGTTATCATGGTAATACTTGCTGATAACGGGAAGACCGCAGTCAAAAGACTTACGGAAGCGATATTTATCAAGATTGACTAGTAGCGCGCTGTCAATCTTGTACTCTAGATTTACTTCGGTGTTCTCGTTGTCCATGTTGCCCTCTCATTAGTTTTAGTAGCTCTGGGGTTGGGGTTGCATCGGTATCTTCCTCGTTGAGGATTTCATGTAACCTAGAAAAAGCCTTCTCAGAAAGCTCAATTCTTCGGTGGTTTTCCATCACGACTTCAGCTTTTTCGAACGCTGAAGCCATTATGAAAGCTGTCATATCTAGACCTGAAACGGTTGCTGCTTTACGAATAAACTCTTTAGCGAAGTCAGTAGTTTTAATTTCCAAACGTGCAGTTTTACTGGGCTTCAACTTTTCGTCTAAAGTGGTCATATTTTCACCTTTTTGAACGTGTGCTACGATTTTTCCCTCAGGTTGTTTAAGACTTGTTCCAACAGCGCTTTAGCGCATCACATCGGCACGGGTTCGTCATAGCTGACATTGTCTTCCATCATATTTTAGGGTTGGGTTACCATTTTTTTGCTTCAGTTTTTTCACTTCTGTACGGATGATACCCGTACACGGAAAGAAAGTCAAGCGTGTACGGGCATTAGCCGTACGCCTGCCTACCGCCCCTTTCCTATAGGGTAAAAGTCTCAAAAAAGCAGGCCAAGCTCCGATGGTTTCCAGTTAAGGACCACAAGCTCTCCAGTCACATCTGCAGATCCCTGTCGTTGGTTGCCAGTGGTGTACCGAACACCCAGCGTCTCAAAATGAAAGCCCTCAAACACCCGCCGGATATCAGGGTGATCGTTGATGCTCACCATCACCTTGCCTTTGCACCGGCGCATGAAGTCCGACATCCGCTCGTAATTCTCAAACGAAAAATCCAAACCATACCCAGCCGTCTGCCAGTAAGGCGGGTCCATGTAGTGAAAGGTGTGAGGCCGATCGTAACGCTCGGCGCAATCCAGCCACGGCAGGTTCTCGACATAGGTGCCGGATAGCCGCTGCCAAGCCGCAGATAGATTCTCTTCAATCCGTAACAGGTTGATGGCCGGTCCGGTCGTCGCGGTACCGAACGTCTGCCCGCTGACCTTGCCTGCGAAGGCGTGATGCTGCAGGTAAAAGAACCGGGCGGCGCGCTGGATGTCAGTGAGGGTTTCAGGACGGGTCATTTTCTGCCACTCAAATACCTGGCGTGAGCTGAGCGCCCATTTGAATTGGCGGACGAATTCTTCAAGGTGGTTTTGGACTACGCGATACAGCGTCACCAGATCACCGTTGATGTCGTTCAAGACTTCAACGGGGGCGGCCTGGGGACGCATGAAGTAGAGGGCCGCACCGCCCGCGAACACTTCGACGTAGCATTCGTGGGGTGGGAAAAGCGGGATGAGACGGTCGGCCAGGCGGCGTTTGCCGCCCATCCAAGGGATGATGGGTGTGGACATGGATAGCAAGACCTTTACTGTATATATAAACAGGTGCTAGGCTCGCTCCGCTTTGTGCACGAAGCGAGAGCCTTGGCTGGACTTGCAGGGGTAATCTGCGAGGAAGGTGACCAGTCGTGATGTTGACGCATCTCGACTGGTCGCTCTTTTTCAATCTGCTGCAGCGACTCTTTCAGCTTCAGCTAATCAGGACAAAACTCTCAACGCGCGCTCATAAAGCATTTGCCGGTCTGCGAGGCCGTTGGTGCCACCGTTGATGCGTTTGGTGATGGTCAGCAAGTCGCCTTTGTCCGCCAGGGTATTGAGCCCTGCCCGGTGCCAGAACCAACCTGCCGACATGGCTGCGTGCTCTGGACGCTCCAGGAGTTCAGGATGCTCTAGCAGATCCAGACCCAGTGCATCTGCGCACGCAGCGTAGTTGTCTCGCCCTGTAACCTGTATGAGCCCCCTACCCCGGTACAACTGACCGTCGTCATCGTCCTCTGGCGTGTTACCCAGGCGCTCAGCCAGCCGCCCTGTATCGTACTTATCAAGGTATTGATCACTGCCCAACTCGCGTACGTAGCGGAGCTGGCCGGACTCGTGCGCTACCTGCGCCAGAAACGCAGCCATTCGCAATCTGGTGACGATGGCGTACTTGCTCATTGCAACGTTCAGGACAGGAACAAAAACGCCAGCTCGGGAGCTGGCGTTGGGGAGGATCTGCAGCAGCTGCTGCGTGGTAATCGACATGCGTGTTCTCCTGACGAGTAGATGTTGAGCTGTCCGGTTAAAGCTGTACGACCTTGACCGGTTTTTTCTCTTTCTTTTTCTTGCCCTTCGCCTTGGCTTTGCCGGACTTCCCGCCGTTGCATTCAACTGCAGTGGTCCAGCCGGACTGGGTAAAGACCTGTTCAACCGAGTCAACCAGGTACTCGCCATCAAGGCCGACTTTGAAGTCCAGAGCGTTGATCATTCGCTCGGCGAACAGATCCGTGCGCCCCGCCATTTCCAGCCGAACACCTGCGGTACTACGATTGAATGCCGCGAGGCGCGCTTTGGCAGCCTGTTCAGCGGCGGACTTATTAGGATGAATGTGGCGGTCGGTATGAACGGGCGGGAGGCCGTTTGGGGACTGGTCGTTGCTCAGCTCGATTACCTGCAGCTTTCCAGTCTTCTTGTCCAGATGCTTGGCCTGTACGGCTTTCTGTGTAGTCTTGTCGCTGAGACGAAACTGCCAGCGTGCCACGTCGTGACGACGGATCGTTATGACCCCAAGGGCTTTACCGCTCGCGCTCAATCCGTCTTGGCGAGGCAGCACCAGCAGCTTGCCGTCTGCGACCTTCGCAGTGCAGTCATACTTCTTGGCCACCCGGGTGATGAAGTTGTAATCCGACTCGTCGAGTTGATCGACGCGAGGGACTTTTGTCGTGACGGAACACACCGGCTTCCAGCTATTACGTGCAGCAACGTCGCTGACGATCTGCTGCAGGGGAACGTCCTCCCAACTGCCAGAACGGGTGGTCCGACCGCTGCCGCGCATATCGCTGGCTTTGCCGCGTATCACCAAGGTATCGGGAGGACCGGACGCTTCGATGTCGTCAACCGTGTAAAGACCCAGTCGGGTCAGTCGATGCCCTTCGTAACCGAGGTATATCTCGATGTCCGCACCACGCGCAGGCAGTGAAACGGCACGATCCCTGTCGTCGATGCGTAGCTCAAACTCATCTGACTCCATGCCAGGCTTGTCGCTTGTGCGCAGCAGCAACAAACGGTCATTGATCAACGCCGTAATGTCGTTGCTGTCCGCAACAATTCGGAATACCGGTTTCATGAGACCTTCTTATAGCCATGACAAGGCACGGCGGATTTACTAGAATCCGCCGCCGAATATTAATAAGGATTGAACGTTGAAAAGGACTATCGGAATGATCTTGCTCGTGCTGGCCGCGGGCTCAGTGCAAGCAGAAAAAAAGCTTGAAGTAATCGACCTGGCGCCTGATAACGTCAGCGCCGAGGATAAGGCCGCAGGTCAGCGGTACACGAAAGCGCAGGACGCCGCCGCGAAGATTCCGCCCGCCGAGGCTATGGATTTCATCATCCGACTGAACAGCGCGGTCGAGGACGGTCACACCCTGGCAAAATCAGGAACCATGAGCGGCACCCAAAGCCGTAACCAGGCCATCGCCCTGAACAAGCTTCAGGATGAAGGGGCGAAGTTTGGAACGCTCTTTACCCCATTCGCCAAATGCAATAACGCGGCGATTGATGCCGCCACGTCTTGGCAAGGGCTGATCGGGAATAACCAGAAACTGTTCGTCGAGTCTCACCAGTCTTACCTGAAAGCCTCCTTGGAATGCATAAAAGCGGCGAGCTAACCCCACAGCTGTATCACTTCCTCAGTCTGAGTGAGCAGATCCGGCAACAGGATCTGCACACCCGCTTGATACGGTTGGGCCTCATCGGCCAGCCCTTGATTCGCATCTAGCACCGCCTCAACGCTACCGTTCAGGTGCCCATAAAACTGGTGGCAGATCGTGTCGAGCAGATCCCCGTCAGACGTTCTGCAGATCGTCGCCATAGCTCACAAACTCCAGTGAAAAGCCTTGTTTGCGGGGAATCCCCCCGGCGAGCAGGTTGCTTTGTTCTTCATCCACACTGAGCAGGCACCAATTCCCAAGCACCTCGCCGTAACCGGTGGTCAGGCTCAGCGGCTGCAAGTTGCGCCCCATGCTGCGCAAGGTATCCAGTTGCTTGAGGCCGCCCTTGAAGCCGGGAAAAATGGCCCCCTTCAAACTCAGCTTATCGTCGCCCAGGCCCACCGCTTGTTGCGCAATGCTACGCGTCAAGCGCTCTTGCCCCGCCCAGCGGAAGGCGGTCTGCCTGCGTAGTTCATCGAACGCAGCTGTGTCCAGGTTGAAGTAGTAAGGCTGCGCCTCAGGCTTGAGTGGCTGGACGATCAGCAAGTGCGGGAATGGTTTAACGGCCTCAGGTGCCGGTGTCATCTTCGTTGCAAAGCTGCCCGTTGACACGATGTTGCCCAGCGTCGGACTGATGCCTCCCGCCACTCGATTGATTGCAGCACCGGCCTTGGACGCCTGCTCCTTCAAAGCACCCAAGCGTTCCTGTGCTTGTGACATTGCGCTGGTAGCACGCCCATACATCGCGACAACCTGGCCTGCCTTTGACTGAGCAACACTGATGCTACGCATGGTGCGCTGCAGCTTTTCGCCAATGGCAGGGCCGATAAACGGAATATTTTCCAGCTCTGACGCAGCGCCGGTCATATCGCTGATGGCACCATTCAAAGGGCCAAGCATGTCATCAAGGCTGCGGCGCCCCACCTCTCCTGCCGCCACCAAGTATTTTAACGACGACTGCAGTTGCTCTGCATAAGCCATAACCCCTCCTCACCCCACGTGTGGGGCATCAAACAATTGGCGGGCAGCTGCCTGCCGACTGAACTCTTCAAACTGACGCTGCAGAAAGGGTGCGATCTCCCTTGCCAGCTGTGCCGGATCCTTCACATCGCCTTGAACACTCACAGGCATATGCGGCGAGAAGGTGAATTGCTGGTCGACCTTCGTGGCTTCAGGCTTGCTTTGCTCAGCAGCCTTGACGACGGCAGGTAATGCCAGAGGGGTGGGTGCTACTGCCGCCATCGCCTTAACCACATCACCAGGTACGGCAGAGGGTTTGGCATCACCGGCCTTGTCAGCGATGGCCTCGGTTTTTTCATCTGAGCCAAACAACGCCTTGCCCAGAAAGCCGCCGATATCCTGCCCGCCCATGCCGCCAAGAAAGGCACCGACCGCGCCACCGATGGCGGTACCGATCACCGGCACGATAGAACCAATCGCGGCCCCTGCTGCACCGCCTGCCAATGCGCCGGCCAGCCCACCCGCTGCGCCGCCGTAGCCTTCCGCTTTCTCGTCCTGGGTCTCGGCGTTTTGGTAGGTGTCCAGAGCGAGCATGCCCGCATCCAGAAGCTTCGCACCGGGGGCCATCTTGGCAACACTGCCCAGCTTTCCAGCGGCACCAGCCAATCGCGCCAGTCGGCCTGCGGGGGCAGGAGGTGGAACGGGCGGTGTCGGAGGTCGTGGAGGTCCTGCACGTCGACCTCCGGCACCACCATTTGCGCCACGTCGACGACTGCGCCGCGACCGGCGCTGCTCACCGGGGCCATCCGCACCACCGCCGATGGCGCTCGCGTTGACCACAAACACTTTCTGCGGCTCCGAGCTGCTGCCTGAACCACTGGCACCATCATCGTCATTACTCGCCTCGCCGAAAATATCGAGTAGCTTCAGGCCGGTTTCGACGGGGTCAAACCCGGTCTTGCCGCTTTCATCAGACTCATCATTAGCACCATCAGCGCTGTCCTTGCCGTCAGCACTCGCCTTGTCACTGTCTTTACCCTTTCCTGTGAGCGCCTTGAGGCCGGTCTCCAGCAAGCCTTTGACAGCGCCCACCTTCCCTTCCGGTTTTTCTTCTTTGTCGCCGGAGTTAGTGACGAAGACTTTCTGGACCTTGTTCGGATCGCCGCCCAGCGATCCACGCCCAATGTTGAGCAGGCCCTTGCCGATTTTCAACACACCGGCAGCCGACTTCAGTGCCAGCAACCCGGTGCCTATCGATGCGATAGCCAGCACCACCGGCTTTGACGTATCAGACAGGGCCGTGAATTCTTTAGCCGTTGCAGTGATACCCTTCGCAACCGCGTCAGTGACCGGGCGTATCGCGTCACCAATGCTGCGCATCGAGTCATTAACGGCCTGAAACGTCTCGGCCCAGATCTGCGAAGATGCGCCACGACGCTCGGCCAAGTTCTTGTCGAGGATGCCCGAGGCGTTCTGTGAATCTTTTTTCAGTTGCTCATACAGCGCGCGATTCTGCGAGTAGGCGGTCAGGGCAGCCTTGACCTGCGCGTCGGCAAACAGATCGCCGGTACGCAAAGCCCGCTCCAGCGACTCCAGCATTTCCTTGGCCTTTTGCGGATCGGCTTCCTTGCTGATCTTGTCCGTCTCCTCTTTCATCTTTTTGGCTTTAGCCGGGTCGGTCTGCTCGATGTAGTGCTGGGCCAGCGCAAAGCTGGACTCCAGAGTCGACATGCCTTTCTGGATGCCGGTGTTCAGCGACCCCTGATAATCGATGCCAACATCCTTGTAGGACTTCACCACGTCGGTAGAACCGATCTTATCCATCCAGTTCTTCAGGTTGTTGGCCGCTTCGTCCGAACCACCGGCAGTCTTCATCTGGACCTGCAGCATCGCGCCAAGCTGGCTCACCGAATCCATGCCGGTAACACCCAGCTTGCCCATGCCCGCCAGCAACTGCGGGAACCAGCGCGCCATGTCGCTGGCTTCAAAGCTGCCCGCCTGCCCCTGCATGGCGATTGCTTCGAGAGCTTTCTCCATGACCTTGGGGTCGGTGATATTGGCGTTCTGCTGCAGCGCCTGAATCATGTTGGCGGTGTCGGTGCCACTAGCGCCCTGCCCAACCGCGAACTTCGCAGCCACCGGCGCGTAAGACAGCGCCTTATCCAGGCTCATGCCCGCACCGACGAGCTTGTTGACCAGGTCGGCCACGTCATTGCGGGCCATGCCGGTGTCTTGCGACGTCTTGATCACCGAGGTGGTCAGCGCCGCTTCCTGCGGCTGGTTGGCCACACCGGCCTTGATCGCGATGTCCCGGATGATCGCTTGATAGTCGGCACTGATCTTGGTTGGTACAGCCAATGCGCCGACGCCGGCGACGGCGGTGCCGATCCCGGACTTGAGCCCGGCCCGGCCCTGCTCGATCTGACGGTGCCCCTTGACCTTGAGGTCCATGCTTCGGGCCACACGGTCAAGGGACTGGTATTCCTGCCTGAGTTTGCTGACCTGAACTCCCTGCTTGCGCAGGGTGTCGAGGTTGTTCTCAAGCTTGCGCAGCAAATCAGAGGCCGATGCAGCACCACTGTCGTGCGCTTTCTTCCACTCATCACGCAGGCGCATGGTTTCGCCAATCGTGTTTCTCAGTACCTTGGCCTGATTACCGCGCTGCTCCAGCTTTTTGATGCGGTTTTCAACGGTGTTGAATGCGGCCCCCACGGTAGGGCTGACAGCGCCGCCAATCACCAGGCCTAATGCCAGATTGTTCGCCATCACTTACCTCAGATGTTGGGATAGGCTCAGTCCATGAGCCACCAGATCATGTCCGAGAAAGACATGGACATTATTTCCGCCGACGAGAAGCCGAGCTCTTTGGCGAGCCGCTTCGCCGCGAGCCTCTGCAAAGCGGGGTCAAAGCTCGTCGTCGCGCACCAGGCGAAAATAACCGGCCTGCAGGCGGCTGTAGTCCTTGAGGGACAGCCCCTCAAGATCGCGGACGCCCATCTGGGCCAGGGATGCAAACAGGTTCAGTTCGCGTTGTTCGTCGTCGCCGTTGGCAGCCGCCTGGGCGGTGCGCACATCGCGCACGGTAGGTGCGCGCATGGTGATGGTGTCGACCTGAACGCTGTTGACCTCGGCAGGCTTGGTCAGCTTCACCGACACACTCTCGGCCGTCAGGGTCATCCACTTCGGATTGGTATTTACTTGAGACACAGGATTTTTCCTTCTATCAGAGGCCAAGGGCCGAACGTTCTGCCGCGAGCTGATCCACGCCGTTGATGACGCGTTTCAGGCCCAGCGCATCGATCTCGTAGACCACCCGGCCATCCACTTCCAGCTTGTAGTAAGTGAGCGCGACAGCGTGTTTGATCTCGGCCTTATCACCCGCTTTCCAGTCCCCCATGTCGACCTCTTTGAGACGGCCACGCTGGGTGACCACCACCGGGGTGATCTTGCCTTTGAGCCCTTTGAAGGCTCCACGGAATACGCCGTTGAAGGCCGTGCCATCCGCCAGGCCGAAGAACTTCAGGGACTCGCGACGCACGCCTGTGGTGGTGAAGTTTGACTCTTGCTTTTCCATCCCCATGTCCAGTTCGACTGGCAGGTCCATGCCACCGCCACGGTGTTCTTCAGTCTTGAGCGTCATCTTGGGCAGGGTCAGGCTGGGCACGTCGCCCTGAAAGCTGACACCGTCGACAAAAAGGTTCAGGTTGCTCAGTGTTTCGGGAATCATTGCCATCGGTGCAGCTCCTTAAGCGGCAGAGTCGAGCACTTCGGTCAGCCATTGGTTGGTGACTTCAACGCGGAAGTTGGGGTTTTCGGCAGGTGGCACGTCGGTGAAACGGATGTTCCAGTACACCTTGCCCTGTTCCAGCTGGCTGGCCGTGTTCAACTCGGTGTCCGCGAACACCTCAAAGTTGATGATCGCGCCCTGATTCTTCAGGTCACGCATGAACGCCTGCAGGCCCTCGGTCACATCTTTGACGTAGGTGGCAGTGATCGAGCGGTCCACAGCCCACTTGTGCCCGTAGAGAATCGCGTCCATGACGATGTCCATGGTGCGCACGCGGGTGACGAACGCCCATTGGGGATCGCTGCTCAACGTGCGGTTGCCCCAAAGGCGGTAGCCGTCGTCGCGGATGATGGTGGCGATATTGGCGTTGTTGAGCAGGTTGGCCCGGCAAGTTTCGTCGCCGTCCAGAAACTCGATAGGCCGCGTGGTGCCGGTGATGCCCGCGAACTCTTTGTTGGAAGGCGACGCCCAGAATCCGTACTCAGCATCAGTCCAGGCAAACAGGCCAGCCACCCACGCAGAGCCAGGTGCATCAACCGTCCTATTGGCCGTCGTATCCCAGTACTGAACACCGGGGTCGACCATGAAAGAGCGTTTGCCGCCGAAGTTCTCGGCATACGCCATGACCGCTTCGTCGGTGGTATTCGGGCCGTCGAGAATCGGCAGCGCCCGCAACTTGTCAGCCAGTGCAGTCATGGCAGTACCCACGGCCAGGGTAGAGCTGTGCAGGGGCGCGATCAGCAAACGCGGCTGGGCATTGAAGCGACTCTTGCCGTCGAGCAGTGCCTGGAGCCCGCTACGGGTGCCATCTGCTTTGACACCGCCAATAATGGCGGAGGTCTGCAGGGCAGCATCGTCCAGCTTGGCAACGCCGCAGGCAACGATCACCGCCTTGGCTCGCACGTAAATCGCCTGACAGGCTTTGGTGATCGCCGAGTCAGGACCAAACGCTGCAATGGCTTCGCGCTCGGAGGTGATCAGCACCAGATCATCGACCTTGGCGCTGTAGGCCGGTGCTTCAGTGAACGTATCCACCAAGCCAATAATCGAGGACGTGGGCAGCGAGATGGTGCGCGCGCCCGTGTCGACGTTCGTCATAGTCACGCCATGAAAAAAACTCATAGGACAATCTCCAGTAACGAAAAACCCCGCATGGCGGGGTTGGGTTGTGCTGCATATGGGTAACGGACGAGCGCTTAGACGAGTGCCGATAACCAGTCAGGAGGCTGGGGGCGACTCTCGGCACTCGGGAACGCAGGTGACTGCGGCCAGTCGCGAAGATCCAGGCGCCAGGCTTGAATCGCTGAGTACTGATCATTGGTCAACGTGGTAACGCGCTTCGCTTCTTTTTGATCGCGATGGCGCACGATCAGGGGGTCGGTTTTTAATAGCCACTGGTCTCGCCAGTAGCGAGCGCCCTGCCTCAATTGCTCATCACTGGGCGGGGGCTGATCTTTGAGAATTGGAAAGCCATCAGGGCCATTGGCAATAATCTGTCCATTGCCTTGCCCACTTAACAGCATTAGATAGTCTTGTTCTGGCACTTCCACAGCATCGTCGGGCATATCGTCACCCAGGATGTCAGCACGACAGAAAGCACTCAGGCTGGAACTCCAGTAGTTGCTCATCTATTCACCTATAGCCCAGATACGAATGAAGCGTGCACCGGCATCCTCACTGAAGGCGTAACCGTTGACATATCCGAGGCCCAGCCCCTCCGTGGTAATTTGAAACTTATTACTCCCCGCCCCGCTCCCTTGGATCGCGAATGCCTGATGACAGCCAGTTGAAAAACTGGTTGGAAGAACAGCTCTCCAGGCTATAGATGCCCCTGCCACTGATGTAAATGAGATCTGCGTCCATTGAAGTATCTTTCCACTGAGTAAACGCGCCCATCCGGATTGCGCGCCAGACTTCATCTGGCCTTTTATACGGCCAGCTTCAATTTTATCGATTCGAAAAACCAGCTCGGAACCTGAGCTCTGTGTTCCTCCCTCCGCAAACATTCCACTATCGCCATCATCAGCGAACGTGTAACCCACCTCTGACGAGTTGTCTTCCATCGTGGGGGAGCCTTTGGGAACCCTCACTCCGCAGAAGAATTGCGCAGCGCCTCCTGCGATATGCTGAAAGATTAAACCGCCCTTGGACGCGAACTCAATGACACCGTCTGCAGAACTGAACATCCCGGTATCGTCATCAAATACAAAACCGCTGTCGTTCGTATTGCCCGCATTGGCAGCCCCTGCTTTCGCCTTCAACCTGCCTTTCATCTGTCCACCAGAAAGACTTAGTTTTTGCGAAAGCCCAGCCGCCAGCGCGGCCTGAACGAACTCGGTATTGGCAGCCAGCTTGTTATTCGCAGCTATCGCAGGCGTAGGCACTGTAGGAGTACCCAATAGGGCCGGGGATATTAATGGAGCAAAGCCCGCCGTAATATTCTGGAAGACCAAAGGGGTCGTTCCGACACGGATCTGACCATCCGTAATGAGTTGCCAGATCGTGTTTGCCAGTAAAGCCCCCTCTTCCACGGCAACGGTAAGCGCAGAAGTGACCTCAGGATCACTATCTGCATCTTGGGACCGTAACCAGTTACCGCCGCTAACGACGGTGTACACGCCATTATCTTTGCCGACGGCCTGCGACTTGGCCAGAACCCGATCACCTTCGGCAAGGTTAATGCCATCCACGGTCTGGAGACCGGACAACTTAATGTTTGTCGAAGTAGCTACCCGTACCGACTGCTTGTTATCAAGCCTGTTGATTTCGCCCGCCACTTTACCGTCAACGTAAGCACGCGTTGCCAGTACTACAGAAGGATCAATTTTCAGTTCAACGTTGCTGGTATTGCTGACCAGCAGGTTGATACGAACTATCTGGGTACGGCCGGACCCTTGGGTCAGCGCCGGTTTGTAAGAGGGCGCACAGTTTGCGACCGCTACCATGTCACCGTCGGAATCGTACAAGGCGATTTCACGAATCCAGAACCCGCCCACTTCGGCGGGGATGACCTGCTCGGCGATGATGATCGCATTGTTGGCAGGGTCAACCTTGAGCTGGTTTAGCGGCGCTCGACGTCGCTCGTTGATAAGTTTTAGCTGCGAGGCATCCGGAACAGGATCGGTCCCGTTGGCATCCCCGACGCCCATTTGTGCAATTTTCCAAGCGACGCCCAACGCATCGGCATTCGCCTGTTTGGCGGCGCCGACGTGGGTCAAGATGGCAAAGAATTGCGAAGTCTGATCAATCATGCGAAGACGTCCAGAGTGTCGATAGTGGTTTCACGCCCACCCAACCCGACAAAACCCGTGACCTCAATGTCACGTTGTACAGGTGGATAAACATCGATTTCATCGCCCTCGGAAACAGACACGGCGATATAAAGCCTGCCGGTTGTTTCCAGGCTTATAGCCAGCTCCCGCATGTGCCGACTGACCGGCTTGGCGTCGTCAATCAGGGCAGTCAGCTCTTGATACATCTCTTCGGTGATGCCGGTATCCAGCACTCCGACTTTCAGGGCAAAGGTTCCGGGTATGCCCTGCGGGGCTGTCTCCCACCACTCCAGCACGTCAATCAGATAACCCAGCGGCTCAACCAGCCGGCGGATCGCACCAATGGTGCCTTTACGTGAGTGGATGAAAAATGATGAAGCAATAGCCGCGCGTTTCACCGGCTCGGACCATCCATCATCCCAACGGTCCACCGACCAGGCCCAGGCCAGGTGGTACAGCAGATGCGCGGGACAGGTCTGCGGGTTGTACAAAGTGCGCAATGGTATCTGGGTGACCTCCCCTGTAGCTTCTTCAATGGCGCGCTCCAGCGGGGTGCTGTTGAGGGGGAGCAAGCTGGTCATCTCAACTCCCCCGCGTCACAGTGAATGCTTCGCACCAGGCTGCCTGCGCCTTCGTCGGACGGATATCGGTCCAGCCCTCCAGGTCAATACGGCTGACACCGCTAATGTGCAGTTGGGCATCAACGCCGGACCGGGCAACCTCAAGTCCCAGCCGCCTTCTGGGGTTGATCCAGGCTTGCAGACGACTTTTGCACTCAGCCAGAGTCGCCTCGGTTTCAGGGCCACTACCGACCATGTGAACAACCGCATCAATCCGATACGGAAGGATCTCGGCGCTTTGGACCGTCAGGCGGTCACCCAGCGGTCGTACATCTTCATCACTTAGATTGCGCCGAACGGCCTCCAACAGATCAGCGCCGGCCACGCCACAGCCTGCCAGCGCAAGTACTGTGACGACCACTACCGCCGGAGAAGGACTCTCGGCGGTTGCATCGGCCACCAACGCAGACGCATTGCGTGCATGCAAGATATAGCTGTTTCGTGGGCCCGCCGTGGTGAGTCCTTCATATGCCAGCTGGACACGCTCTTGTAACGCCTCATCTTCCTCCATGACGGCAGCGGTGGGCGTAACACTGGCCGGATCCGCAGCTTGGATCACAAGACGCTTGAGGTTGACGTTGGCTGCCAACTGATCGAGATCCGCTTTACGGGCATAAGCCAGCATCAGAGACTTGGCCGCATCGTTGACACGGGCGCGGTTCTGAAGCCGCCGATAAGCAGCAAGCTCAAGCAATTTAGTGACAGGGTCGCTTTCCAGCAGGGCGTTCCAGTTATCGCCCATGTACTCACGGAATGCGCTCAGCTCTGCCTGATAGACCTCTTCAAAGTCGAGGTCTTCGAGGACTTGTGGCGCGGGAAGCTCCGACAGATCGATCAGGCTCATGCCGTTACCTCCAACACTGCTTTGTCACCGAGGTAAGTGCCTGTCAATTTCAAGGTTACCTCTCCGTTCAAAACGGCAATGATCCTGACACGCTCAAGCCGCAGGCGAGTTTCCCAGCGCGAAAGCGATCTGGCCACCTCGGCCTGCACTGCGCTTTTCCAACCGTCGTTCACGGGCAAGTCCACGAATCGTCTGATTTTGCTGCCGTACTCAGGCCGCATGCGTCGGCTGCCAATAGGGGTGCCGAGGATGTCTTCGATGGACTGCCGCAGGTGCGCCAGGCCGGAGACGGGCTGACCGGTTCGGCGATCCATTCCGATCATGACTTACTCCAGCGGCTCAAGGTCGGGATGCGCGTTCAGACACTGCAATGCGATCGCGTCATCTGCCTGCGCGGTGACAAAGCCTTTTGCGACCGCCAGCGTGCGGCCGTCCGACAGAATCAGCGTACGCGAGGTGTAGAGCGTGTCGCGGTAGGTCCGAACCGTCACCGGGGCCGCAGGTGGTGAAGCGGCATCAGCGACGGATGCAGTCGCAGGTGTGACCTGATTTTTTTGAACGGCCGGTTCATCACCAGAAGCCTTGTCGCCTTTCACTGTCGCCATCGAATATCTCCAGACATTAAAAAGCCCGCAGTGCGGGCCGGGTCAGTGCTTGTGGTTAGCGGTGTTGCCACCGGTGTCGATGATCTGCCCACCGCCGTGGATATCACCGGCGACGATGAGCGTTCCGCTGATCGTGACGTTTCCGTCCAGCGTGATCGTGCCCGCTTTCGCGGTGATTGCTGCCGAAGTCGCACTGATCGAATTCTCGGTAACGACGGCCGAGCTGCCCCCGACGCTGATCGTCACCGTCCCGCCGGGCAAATCAATCGTGTACGTCTGGGCCTGCCAGTCGTAGATCAAGGAACCGCCATCGTCGAAACGCCAGACCTCAACGTGGTCGCGGTTATCAGGCGGGGCACCGGCATTGCCATACAGTCCCGGAATGAACGTGCCTTGCGACACGTCACCGCTGGCACTGATCAAGGTGCCCTGTTCGTTCATTGAAGGTGCCCGCCAGTGACGCGACTTGCCAGCGGCCACGCTGTGCCAGCGGACCCAGGCGCTTACCCAGTCGCCGTCTGAAACACGACAGACCGGAGGTGATGCGGCAAGGTCCAGCGCAACGACATAGCAGTCCTTGACGACACCTGCGAGCATGCGGTCGTGCTCTGCCAGGGCGAAGCTCATCACAACTCCTCAGGCGACGTATAATCGCCATCATCATCAAAGCCAAACAACAGCGAGCCAGGCGGCTCATTTGGCCAAGGCCATTCCTCTTCGCCGAGGTAGATACCTTGGGTCCACTCGACGACCCAGACCGCATAACCGTCCAGTTCCGGACGCGACCAGTCCTGAGCAGCTCTAACGAACTCAGCGGGCTCGACCTCAAGTTCCCAGGTTTGCAACCTCAGCAGGACAGCGAGTTGCGAGGCCGCGAAGGCTGCCTGCTGCTGGCATTGCTCACGCTCGGAGCCCACGATCACCCGTGCTTCGAACCGGGCAACGAAGGCGGATTCACCGGTGCCCTGATCGATCCCTGGCTCCAACTCCACCAGCTCGATCAGCACGGCCGGGACGGCGATCTGCTGGAGCATGTCCGGCATGGTGCCGACGTACTCAAGCCCGACTATCGCGTCCCTGATGTGTTGCTCAATGGCTTCATACAGCGAATCAATACTGAACGCTTGGTCAGGCACGGGCAGTTCCTTTCAGATACTTCTGAAGCTCGTAGTTGAATTCCTGCTTGAGGATCTCTAACAGGCGCTCATCAGCACGTTTCACCCAGCTATCGAAATGCGGCCTCGCCTCTTCAAGCGATACCTTGGCTTTGGCCAGCGGGAAGCGGCTGCCGTTTTCTTCGATAAAACCCGAGCGACGTTTGCCTTGTCTTGTTTCGGCATACGCACCTGAGTCGAAGTGCTTGCTCGCGGTACGGATCCAGACATCTGGACTACCGCCGTAAACCGTTTTGAAGAACGCGCCCTGATAACGCCGACCAGCAACGGATACACCGGTGCGGCTTTGCCGAGCGCGGCCGATACGACTGGCAGAAATAGCATCCAGACCAAACCACAGCTTGCCGCGCATCGTGCCACCGCTCACCGGGTAGGCCCGAAGGCGTTGCCGAACGGCCGCGACTGCAATGCGCTCTTGCCGACCGACAGTCCTGGCAATGTGCGTGCGCAACCACCGAAGCGTCTTGTTGATCGCACGACGCTGGGCCGCTACCGCCGCCTTGGGGACCGCTGCTGCGAAGTCCTTGAAGGCGTCCAGATCTGCTGCAGAAGGCTGCAAGGTGATCATGCCGTCCTTGGCCGACTGCTTGTAGAAGCTACCTATGCTCATGGGTTAATCCTCAAGACCAGCGTGATCAGGCCATCGCCACCGGGCTCCATACGCACCAAGGTGTACAGCCCGCCGCCGTCAGGTTTGGGCAGATCGACCTGCACCTGCTGTCTCTCCTGAACGCCCTCGGAATCTGCGACACGAATGACCAGGTGTGGCTCGCGAAGTCCCGTATTGATGCGACCCAGCTTGGGTTGTAGCCAGGGTGCCGAGAACATGCCCGCCACCTCGCACCCCTCAATGAACGCCGTGTCGCTCAGCAGATCGAACACAGCGTCATCAAGGGCTTCGATCAGTTCGCGGAATGCCATGACTAAAACGTCAGGCGGATCTGCGCCCGAGGTCGGGTGCACAGGTGCAGCGGATTGGACTGGGCTTCACCCGCCACGCCCTTGCCGAAAGGCAGCGTTTCCAGCTTGCTGTAATACGGGATGCCCTGCGTGTTGACGGTCTCCATGTAGTCCGCTGGAGCGAAGGCCGAGATGTACAGATCCGGCACACCCTCGGGCACCAGCAGCGCTTCGTCGTCATGCACGAACGAAATCCCGGCGACCTTGCCCCGGTAGCGTTCCCAGACGATCCCACCGAACTCGAAACTTTCGCGGGCATCACCGCGCAGCTCTGCGGCCTGCGTGGAGTTGAGGTAGGTTTCCGTGACCGACTTGTGAACGATCAGCTTGTTCCAGAAGCTCTTGCCGCAGAACGCTCGCGAGCCTGTGCTAGTGACGCTCCCCAACGCGTCCTCTTGCATGTCCAGCGCTTCTCCTGCTTTGACACGCAGTTGAGTATCTGCATCGTTCAGGCCCATGGACAGGCTTTGACGCTGGACACCAAAGGCCGCATAGATGTCCAGCAGCACGGTTTGGCCGTCCGCATCCAGCACTTCGCCATTGAGCGCTCCCATGCGCTGGAACTCGTGGGTTGCGTCTAGCTGACGGCGCGCCCGCGCCAAGCGGGTATTGATCACGTCCTGAACGGCCTGCAGTTCGGTTCGGGAGCCAAAGGCCCGGATGCCCTGAATTTCATCTGCCTTGATCGTGAAGCGCTCCGGCAGGTGGACGGTGTTGAACGGAATCATGCGGCGCTTCGTCCCGGTGACCACAAGACCGGAGCTGCCACGTTCACCGGCCGGAACCAGCGCCAGGGTGTCGCCGTCCTTTTCGATCTGCACGGTCAGGGTCGCAATGCCCTCTTCCTGAAACAGGCCAAGACTGCTGATGCGACCGGGCAGATAGGGTTGTTCGTTGATGGCAGCGGTGAGCGTGGCGACGCTGAATGCTTCGTCGTCGAAAATGGCGATATCGGCCATGGGGGTGTTCTCCAGAAAGACGAAACCCCGCTCAGGGCGGGGTCAGATAAACAGGGCGGTGAGCCGGAAAATGAAACGGTGATCGATCAGCGAACGATGATGAACTGCTTGGCCAGCGCCTTTTCGGCGTCCAGATCCAGACCGGTCAGCAGCGTTTCCGCAACCTCGGCCAGCCGCACGACGGCGCGACCACGGCGAACGATGTCGGACTCAGGAAGCGGCGCGAAAAGAATCGCGGCCGCGATCTCGCTGCCGTCTTCAGCTGCAGGATCGTAAGGGGCAAATTCACCCGACGCGGTCACCAAGCCCAGCAACTGGCCCGCATTCAGAGCCTCGCTGGCCGCCACGTTGATCGACTCTCGCGAGATGTTTCCGGCACCTTCGGAAAGAAGAAATTCACCGGCATGGATAGGCTCCATTTTGATGGTCATGTACGTGCTCCTGTAGAGGTCGGTTTCTTGCCACCCTGCGCCGCCCTGCGGGCCGCGTAGATGTCCTGATGATCGGGTTGTTTGGCCTGGATCTTGGCCGGTGGATCGTCCTGCAACGGCAGGCTGTTATCGATTTCAAAGCCCTTGCCGCTGCTGACCAGCTTCTCAAACAGACGCGCCTGCACGGCTTGCTTGTTCAGACCTGCGCTGACGAACTCGGCAGTAAGCTCGGGCAAGCGAGCAGCAACGCACAGGTCGCGCACGGCCTTGGCCTGGGTGATCGCCGCTTGCACCGTTGCTTGATCGGCAAGCTTGGTGGAAGCAATCAAAGGCTCGATCAGGTTGTTGATGCCCGCCGCGCCACAGGCTTTCGTAATCATCAGCGCCAAGGCGGATGCATCAGCCGGTTCAGGATCGGTTGGTTCGGGTTCAGGTTCGGGGTCCGGCTCAACGGCGTTGAGCTGATCCAGCAAGGCCTTTGGTGTCTGGCGGAACCGCTGTATGGCAGCGCCCTGCCCCAGACAGGCTTTTACCTCTACCCCAGCCCCGATCTCGTCAGCCAAGCCCAGCGCCAGTGCTTCCGGCGCGGTGAGCCAGGTTTCAGCGTTGACCATGCGCCGCAGCTCGACCTCGTCAATGTCCGGCGACTTGGCCTTGTACGCCGCGATGATGGCTTCCAGCGTCTGGTCCAACACATCGGCGACCTTGCGCAGATCCTCGGCATCACCGGCTGTGTAAGTCCACGGGTTGTGGATCATCAGCATGGCGTTGGACGCCATGACCATGCGGTGTGCGCCACACGCGGCAACACTCCCGGCACTGGCCGCCAGCGCATCGATCCGCGCCGTGCAGCGCTCGCCCAGGCGGTTCAGCGCGTTGTGAATTGCCAGACCGTCGAACAGGTCGCCACCGATGGTGTTGAACGCTGCCACAATGGGCGACACACCGTCATCAATGGCTTTCAGGTCCTGGATGAACTGATTGGCCGTGATGCCCCATCCGCCGATCTCGCCGTAGATGTAGATCTCGATGGTGGTCTGCTCGGCCTGGGTTTCGGCCTTGATGCGGTACCAGTTCTGGTCCTCGACCGCCAAGGCAACTGGAGCCTTGTTGAAAATGCGAAACGGCAACAGCGGCTTCATGGGTTCTCCTTCTCGTCGGAATCCTCATCGAACGCCGACAAGGTGCTGTAGTTGAGGCCCAGACCACGGGCACGAGCCGCATCGGCGGCGTTTTCTTCGTCCACAATCTCGGCATCGGTGCCGGTACGCAGGCACATCTCACTGCGCGAGGCTAGGCCAGCATTGATTTCCATCGTTCTGGATTGCACATCCTGCACCGGGTGGATGTAGGACCAGCCTTGCGGAACCCAACGGGTGCGCAGGTATTCACGGCGCTTCTTTGCGTAGTCTTCCAGCTCAAGGGCTCCGGACAGGACCGCCATGTCCATCCACGCCGCACGCACAGGACGGCACAACTGATGGACATAAACGCTGAACTGCAGCTGCTCCAGACGCCGACGAAACTCGTTGAGCACAACACGGATGCTTCGGTCGTTGACGCCCCGCATGTCGCCGGTCATCAGTTCGTAAGGGAGCCCTGCCCCAGCGGCAGCCGCCATCAGTTGCTGCCGCATGAAGTCCGGATAATTGTTGCCGCCGTCAGGCGGTGTCGAGAACTCGACCTCCTCTCCCGGCAGCAGCTCCTGCATCGTGCCGGGCTCCAGCGCGACCATCGGTGTAAAGCCATCAGCACCGGTCTTGATCGGTGCGCCGGTCAGCGGGTCGAGCATGGGCGGTCCGTCTGCCGACGGCTTGCGGATGAAGCCCGCAAACAGGTTGGCCACCTCCTGACGGAACAGGACGGCATCGTCGTAGTTGTCCAGACTGCGCAGGCGCTTGAGCACCGGTGCCAGTCGAGGCACACCACGAAGCTGGCCGGGCTCCACCGGCTCAAAGATGTGCAGCATCTGGCTGGCCGGGATGCGCACCAGCATGTTGTAGCCGGCGTTCAGCGCGGTCATGTCGCTGGGATGTGAGCGATAACACCAGTAGGCCACCCGCTTGCCGAACCCGTCGAATTCGATCCCGGCGCGGATGATGTTGCCGTTGCTGGTCATTTCAAACTTGTCGTGAGGAACAAACTCGGGTGCTAGGCACTGCAACTGCAACGGTACCGCCAGCCCGTCTTCCATGCGCTTGGGTCGTAGCCGGACGAAGCATTCGCCGGACTGTTCGACCGTCCGGGCGATCAGGGCTTGCTGGCCGTAGAAGTCGGTCAGTTGATCCGCATCGGATTCGTCTACCCAGTCTTCCCACGTCTCCTGAAAAATACGACGCAGTTCCTTGTCCGCGATCCTGGGCTGCGGGGTAATACCCGTGCCGATCAGGTTGCTTACTCGGCGATCAATGGCATTGGCGGCGTAGGGATCGTTACGAACCGCTGCTCTTGAGCGGGAGCGCAAGTTGCGCAGCGCAGGCATGATTAGGCTATTGGCGCCTGTATCGGGTGCGTCCCACGTTGCAGATCGGCGACCGTCGGCAGCGCCTTCGTAACTGGCCTTCATGCGCTCGGGCAGGACGAAGCCGGAACGTGTCAGCGTAGGATAACGAATAGTCACAGGCCCTTGCCCCCATGGTAAAGACGGACAACGCGGGAGCGCGGACCGGCAGCATTGGTCAGGCTGGTGCGGATCAGATCGCGAGCCTGGATCAGCTCATCAACCGAGCGGTACTCGACCGTCCGATCTGCGTAACGCACGATCTTCTCGCCACGCCCTATCGCTGCCTCGACGGCATCAAGGTGCTTCTGGGTGTAAGCCATATCAACGTCTCTTCAGATAGCCGCTGGTGGAAGCACGGCGTTGCGGGGGTTGCGGGGGTTGCGGGGACGGACGGGCCGGTGCTTGAACGGCAGCAGCCACAGGCTGGGGTCGGGGTTCCGGCTTCGGCTCAGGTTTTGGCTCGACGCTCTGTCGATCAACGATAGGGGCTCTTGCCTGACCGGCGTCGTCGAACAGACCGGCTTGAGCCAAGGCATTTTTGAGCCTGCCCCAGTCATGCTCACCATATCGATGCAGCCCCAGGTAATGCGCCATCGCCAAGCTGTACACCAGCAAGTCGAGGGCTTCGTTGCGTTCAGCCTTGCCCTTGACCCACTCGATGCGTTTGAAGCCCTTGACGTAACGGGCGACCTTGCGTTCAGCCACACACTGCGCAAAGAAGTCCTCAGGTAGATCCTTGGCAAAGTGCAACGCACCCGGACCGCTTTCCAAGTGATAGCGGTTGTAGATCCAGTCTTTTGCCGTGTCGGTACCGACCATCCACAGCTCCGCACCATTGCGCTCGGTCTGGCCTTTCCACGTCACATCTACCAGCGAAGGCCGCTGAGCAATGACCGGCTTACCGGACTTGCTCGCGCCCTTGATCGCGAAGATGTTGCGCCAGCGCCGCACGCGGCAGAACTGATACACCTCGTGGGTGTGATGTCCACCGGAGTCGACGCCCGTTGCGAGGATTGCCAGGCTGACGCCGCACGGATGGCGGTAGCGCTCTTTGAGCATTTCATCCAGCGCCAGCCAGGTGCGGTCGTCAGAGGGATCACCCATGATCACCTGGAAGTCGACGATCCAGCGCTCCATGCCTTCGCCCCAGCCGACCACCATCATTTCCAAACGGTTGGCCTGCACATCGACAGAGGCGGTGAGCGACAGAACACCAGCAGGCATTGTGCCCAGCACATAATTTTCCTGCAGGGCTCGGGCTTGCAGCACGTCAGCCTTGGTCTGCTCTTGAGCGCTGTCCCAGACCTTGGCAAGGCGGGTGTTGTAAAACACCTGCATGGGCTCAAGGTCGCCGCGCTCCTGAGCCTTCTTGGCCTTCTCATACTGTTTGGCAAGCAACGGCCAGCTCTGCCAGCCCAACGGGGCATACAGGGCGTTAAGGTGGAAACCTACTGTCTCACCATCGCCCTGAGCATGTGCACGCCATTCGCCACGGTAGAGTATGTCCCCCTTGTGAAACTCCTCGATCAAAACATCGCAGTCCGGACCGGTGCACTGGTAATGAACCGTGCTGAGATCCGGGGAGTAAAGCAGGCGCTCCCACTCCAGCGTTTGCATGTGCCCACACGTTGGGCACGGCACGTAGTAGTGGCGCTGGTCGCTGATCGAGAACAAATCGTCGATCCGTGAAGCACCCTTGATGGTCGGCGAACTGGAGAAATAGAACTTGGCGTTGCGCCCGAAGGTACTGCCGCGCGTCTCAGCCAGCTCTATCGGGTCACCCTCTTGATCGACATCCACGTCCCAACGATCTACTTCATCGCCATATACAAACCGCGCCGACAGCTCGGCAAGGTTGGCCGCAGAACCGGCTGTGGTGACGTACAGCGCCCCACCTTCAAACTCTTTGGTGTCCATCGTGTTGCGAGCGTCGCGCGAGCGCGGTGAAGCCACACGTTCACGCAGGACAGGAGTCGCATTGATGGTCTTGCTGAACCGCGCTGATACACGCTTTGCCAGGCTCTGGCTGGGCAGCAACGTCAAGATGTTCGACGGCGACATGTGAATCAGCGCGCCGATCCAGTTCAAGGCGATCTGGGTTTTCATCATCTGCGAAGCGACCATCGTGACCACCCGCTTGCAGGGATGGGCCGGTGACAGGCAGCGCATGGGCTCGCGGGCATAGGGTGTGCGGGCCGTTCGGTATTGGCCTGGCTCTGCGGCGCCGGTGTCACGCGGGATGCGCATGTACTCATCGGCCCATTCATCGACCCAGAGTTCCGGGTCGGGCTCAAGCCCACGGCAATACGCTTCGCGGTACACCTCGGCACCGTCTGCGTATCCAGTGGGCATAGGTCTATCTCTCGGTCATGGCATGTTCAAGGTCAGCGGTTGTCATGCGGGCTGCGTCCTCAAAGACACGGCGAAACGCGCCGGTCAGGTGTTTTTCGATTTGCCAGGGGTCGGTCATTGCAGCCAGCTCCGGGGCCAGTTGTGGTGAGAGGCCGAACATCAGGTCGCGCACGGTGCGGCCAGCGGTGAAGGCGGCTTTTGAAACCGCTTCCCGCGCAACAAGATTGCCTTGGACCTTGTGAAACTCAGCCTCGGCCAGTTGCCCAAGGTAAAACTCGCGATGCGCTCGGGACCTCTGAAAGTCCGGGCCTTTGCTTGGGGGCTGCACCGCAGGTGTTTCGGCGCTCGGCGCAAGCTCGCTGTAGACACCACGCTCAATACGGCCCTCTTCATGGCGGGCCGCCACAGCGGCTTTGCTCGGATCAGCGGAGTCGGCCAGCAGCGCTTCGGTTGCTTCCAGATCCACCTTCCCATCCGGCGTGAGAACCAAGCGTTCCTGTTTGGCCAGTTTGGAAACGTAGGATTTGGCCCAGCCGCGCCGTGCTGCGAAGTCCGACTTGCTGATCACTGTCATGCTGAAATGTCCTGTTCACCCAATGAATACAGGGTGTTCACCTGTTCACCGCAGTTCACTAAGCTGGTGAACTGTCAGCTAACGGAGTTGCGCGAGTCCCCAGCCCCGTATGCCCCGAATACCCCCAGGGTCCCCCCTCCCCCTGAGCGCACCAAAACAGGGCGTCCAGCCCAAAACGCCAAGATCGCGGACCAGGATGCGGGTTGCCGGGGTAGGCCCACGGCCTACTTGCTCTGGCGGCGCAAGATCTGGGCGTCGACCTGATCGGCGCAAGTGTCGAGCAGCTTGATGGCCTGATCCTTCAACTCCCACACATCACCGTTCGAACGAAGGTCAAACTCATCGGCATCAATGCGCTCGCAAGGAATCAGCTCAGGGAGTTCGATTAGAACCGCTGACGTTTTTGTTACCACCACCGGCTTTGCCGCGCAGGCCGTCAGGCAAAGGCTGAGAAGCCCAGTCACGAACCGGCCTGCTGTTGCGCTTGAGGTCTTCAAAGTCTTTCCTGGCCTGTTTCGCTTTGTCTTCGCTGGTCTTGATCCGTTCATTCAAGTCCTTCAGATAGGCAGCGTTGCGTTGGGCCTCAGCCCGCAGCGTGGTGATAGTGGCCTCGCTTTCGAGATTGGCGTCGAGCGCTTTCTTCTTGGCCGTGGACTCAACTTCCACCTCGCCGCGCAACGCGACGATCTGGCTCTGCTGGATGCCAACAAGCAACAACCCTACCAGCGCAATGATGATTGCAGCAGCGATGGCTTTCATAACGAGTCCACCTTGCGGCCAATGAATCGGGCGACCAACTCGCGAATGGCCGTTACACCGAGAAAACCAATCGTTCCACCGGCAGCAACCGAAAGGCTGGGCGGCCAGGTCATCCATTCAATCAGGCTGGACGAGACAAGGCTTAAGGAACCGCAGATCAGCGACTCGAACAATATCCGGCGCTTACTGGTTTCTTTGGCGTCGTAGAGGATGCGCAGTAGAGAGACGACGATGGCCATAATCATGCCCTGCCATAGTGGATTTGAAATGGCCGCCACGATCCGGGACCACGTGTCTGGTTTGTCGGGCATGGTGCGCATCCGGTTGCCACCCTTCCGGGGGAGCTGAAAAACAAAAAACCCGGCGCAAGGGCCGGGTTCGGTGGTGTAGTGCGTGAGCCGCTATGCGGTCGCACCTATCGAAGATGACTACTTTTTACAGGTGGATTCCGGTGGCAGCAAGCAGGTATTAATGCCACCGACGAATATGTAGGCAACACAGCACCAACGTCTCGGCAATGTAGACGAACACCCTTAATCGGCCATTTGCTTTTTTTGCCCATGTCCCACTGTCCCGCCGCCCTAAAGACAGGTGGGACGCTTGAGGCCCCCGAAAACAAAGCGTTGTCCCACTGTCCTACCTTTATTGTTATTTCTCCGTGTAAAGAGAGAGTATTTAAACGCACGCTGACGCGCGCATAGCGCGTGATGGTGCCCGCTTCGCTACACGTGGGAGTGCTGGTTAAAGGTGGGACAGTGGGACGGAGCAACCAAGACGGGGCCACAACCCGTCCCACCGCGTAGATAGGCAGTGGGACGAGGTAGGACAAGTGGGAAATGGCGAGAGCCCTCAAGCAGCCTTACGCCATAGCAGCCCTTGAATGCTCAGGTGTGCTTGATGAAGACGGTCATAGTAGGTCTGCCGACTGCACCCGCAATGGGTGATTTTTTGATGCAGGAAGCTGTCGCTGTTGCAGTAATGCTCACGGACAACAACAGCCAGCTCGGGTGCCAGGTGCTTGTTGACGATCAGCTCGATGTCGGCAGACTCATCCAACAGCACACGACTGCCCCGCGTACCGCGTATCAGCTCGCCTTTACACTCCATCAGCATGGCGATCATGTTCCCGCCCGAAACGGTTCCATTTTGTGAAGCCGAATGCAGGTCTTCAGCCCAAAGCTTCAAAATCGCGTCAATTCGTCTAATCATCGAAGCAAGGCTCCTCAAACTTCTCGACAACCAGATCTGACGACCGACCCCACGCGGCTGGTTTCTTGTAAACCCACTGCCGCAAGCCGCTTTTCGACAACACAGAGGATCGCGCGCGCTTCCATCCCAAGCGATGCATGATCGCGCCGACGCGCATCTGCTCTGGCTTGCCCCAATGCCCCGCATCCAGCTTCAATGCGGTACCCAGCAACTCGTTGCCGCTGGTGGTTTCACCGATCTGCGACTCTTCCAGCCAATTCAGAATCAGCCCCTCCCACTCGTCGACCACGAAGCGCTCATCCTGTGCCTCGGCAAACATGGATGACTCGTCACGATTGACCCACCAGATCTCCCCTGCTTGGAAGCAAAACATCGCCTCAGCCCATAACTGATCGCGTATTTCACGCAGATGCTCGAGTTCGACCTTGGTACACGCAACCGGCCAGTAACGTCGGTTGCCGGTCGCGTCTTTTAGGTACTCCTCTTGGTTGGTCGTACCCACGAAAACACACTGGCGTGGCACGTCGTTTGTTCTCCGGCCATAGCTCTCTCGGTAGGTGTCTGTCGATGCAGAGAAGAACTGCTTGGCCTTGGTACTCTCGGCCTTGTTGAAGCTGTCCAGCTCACCCAGCTCGACAATCCACTTGCCACGAATAGCCTGAAAGCCGTCCTTGTCACCGAGCGCAAAAGGGGTGTCCATGAACCAGTCGCCCCCAAGGATGCTCATGGCGGTTGATTTACCAGCCCCCTGTGCACCTTCAAGAATCAACACCGAGTCAGCCTTACAGCCAGGCCGCATAACCCTTGCGACCGCCGAGATCATCCAACGCTTGCCGACCTTCTTGACGTACTCAGTGGGCTCGACACCCATGACATCGATGAGCCACTGCTCCAATCGCGGCACTTGATCCCACTCAAGTTTTTGGAGGTACTCACGCACCGGGTGAAAGGCATGGTCGTGAGCAACAATGCTCACAGCCTCGATGACGCTTGAAGCTTTGACGCGAAGGTTGTAGACCTGAGCCAGCCACTTCATGACACGCATGTCATCGATGTCAGCCCAGTCGCCAGTCCCACCGCCATAAGGCGCGGCGCGCAACTTGACGATCTTGGAGCTGAATGCACTGAAGCTGATCACTCCGGCCCAACGTTCGTCGTTGCCGAGTATCAGCTCGATATTCTGCATATGGGCAATGAGCGCGCCGTTCTCACTGCGTGCCAACTGGTCTTTCCAACCACCCGCTGCCGGGGGCCTGACGACCGCTAACACCTGACGGCGGACCGCCTCCAAGCCCTCTGCGACATGCAGATCATTGAAGTCAGTCCACTTGTCGTGACGCTCAACCGAGAATATCGGGGCGACGACCTGGCCACCAACGATCAGAGCCGCATTGGTGGCCTTTTCCTCGCCGGGGTTCCAAAGCTGTCCATTCGGGCGTTTGGTCTTCCAGTCATCGTCCCGGCAAATGATGATCGGTCGACCAGGGAGACGGTCACGCATCAGCTTGGCGACCGGGAGCAGGTTGCCCGCATCAAAAGCAATGGCGACTCCGTACGAAGTCGCCATGTGCAGGCTAGCGCCGGTGGCGTATCCCTCGCAGATCAGTAGCGGCTCACCGGGCTCAGGCTCAGGACCGATCAAATGAAATGCACCCTCCTTTGACATGCCATAGGGCCAGTAGGATTTGTCGCGCCCCGTGTCCTGTTGTGTTTCCGGGTAGATCACTTGCAGGCCAACTATCTGATCACGGGCGTTGCTCATCGGGACCAGCACAGCCCCTGAGCGCGGCGCGTAGCGAACACGAAACCCGACGATCTGCTTACGATCCAGATAGGCGCTTTTGCCTTTGTCAGGCATGCGTTTGAACATGCCAGCCGCTCGACTTGCCGCACGACGGGCAGCATTGGCGGCGACCTCAGCTGCGCGGCGCTTCGCGTCCTCTTGGCGAGCGCGCATGACCTCGCGCTCTTCAGGCGACATTCGGCCCGCTTTCACCTTGATCTTCTGCGACTCACCAGACCGCCAGTCACCGAAACTGCCAAAGATGAGTGACTCGTTCTTTTCGGTCCAATGCTCGTGAACGACGTACCAACCGTTTTTTTCCTTTCCCTTGTCTTGGGATGTCTTGCATCGCGTCAGCTTGCCGAATATCAAAGGCTGAGTGGGCTCAAGGCCGTAATCTGCGAATTGCCCCAACACATCATCGAGCATGGCGAACCTCCCGCGACTCTTGGCGGGCTTGGCAACCTACGCACAGCGTGCAGCCTGGCAAAGCTAAGCGCCGGGCATCAGGGATGGGCTCATCGCATTCTTCGCAGTATAAAAACGAGTAGGCTGCCAACGCAGGCTTGGCAGCTTGTCTAGCGGCAAGCGCATGATCTATGCGCTCTTGCATCAGGTCGTTGGCGATATCAGCAAGGTCAGCCATGGTCAGCACCTCGCGTGGTCCGATTGACGTAGGCCGCACGATTGAACAGCCCCAGCAACCCCTGTATCCCCCTGAAAACTTGCAAGCGGATCTCGGCCAGCTCTTGGTCTGATACAACTCCATCCCCAATGCTTCTGGCCCAAGTCTCGACCAACTTCGCCACCTGGCCGAAATATTCGGCTATGCCCGTTGCCAACGTCTCCGGCATATCATTGGTGTAGGCCTCAGCCAGCTCTTGCCAAGTCGTATCACCCACAAGGGCGTGTACCGCATCGAGAATGCGGCGGTCCTTGGTCAGCTCCAGAATCTCTCCGAACTCTTGAATGTTGACTGTGTGGCTCGGGTGGGTCGGTGAAAGCTTGTGTTGCAGAGTGGTGGGGTTTCTGCCGGTGGTGACGGCAATTGCAGCAGCGCCGCCAGGGTAATCCCTCGCGGCATGGTAAAGCGCCAGATCGAGCGGCAGGATCTCCCGCTTCGCCCGTTCAACACAACTCAGAGCAATTCGGCTCATGGCATTAATCCTTGTAAGTTGCCAGTGCCGCGCAGCATGTAGTGGTGATACATTTGCCGCGTGGCTTGTATGGGTCCACACGCCGGTCTTACCGGCACCGTGCCGAGGCAAACGATCCGTCGTTCGCCTCCGGTGCAACAGCTGCCCGCTCTGTGGTGGAAGAGGCAGCAACTCAAGGCATCCGTGCCTTTAAAACGCGATGAAGACCGACGGATTGCATATGGTGTGCCCGTCAACCTTGATCGCGGCCCGGCTCCGCTGTGGTGGCGCGTGCCGGGGGAAACTGGGCGACCCTTGGGTCGCCTTTTTTCTTGCTTAAGCCGCAGCTTTTTGAGGTGCCGAGGAATCCAGCAGCCATGAGGCGTCGAAGTGATTGCCGACAATTTCAGCAGCCTCCGCAAGCAGCACAGCGTATCGGGTCTCGCCGGTGTAATCGGTGCGGGGCAAGCAGCCAGCAAGCCTCCATTTGTTCAAGGCTTGATAGCTGCGCTGACATACCTTGGCTGCAGCACCGATGCCACCGACAGCCTCAAAAGCAAATGCAATAGCGTTTGGGAAATGTGCAGGGTCCAGCATGACAACCTCCTATATCAACTATTGGTTGATATTGGAGATCAACTGACATTTGTGCAAGCTTTATGAGAGCCTCAACCAATGGTTGATAAAAATAGCTTACGAGCCGCTTTCAGCGCTCGACTGCATGAAGCTCTAGACGACGCAGGTGTCCGCACCCGGGGACGGGGCGTGGACGTGCATAATCAACTGAAGGCTCTTGGCGTCTTCAAAACTACCCAGGCAGTGAGTAAATGGCTTAATGGAGAAGCGATCGCCGAGGCCGATAGCATGGTCGCCTTGTGCTCATGGTTAAAGGTGCGTAGGGAATGGCTAGAATACGGCGTGTCGCCAAAGAGCAGAGTGCATGATTCCTCCATAGAGAGTCATGCATCTGTAGAGACATGCAATGTCATAAATGTCCCATCTCGGTTTGACAAGGTGCCCTTGATCTCGTGGGTCCAAGCGGGGGCATGGTGTGAGGAAGCGAGTATAGAGCCCTACGACGTGAGCGACTGGATATCCTGCCCGGTACCAATTAGTAAAAATGGTTTTGCGCTTAGAGTAAGGGGAGACTCCATGACAAACCCTGGCTCGGGACGTAGTTACCCCGCAGGATGCATTATATTTGTAGATCCAGAAGTTAAAGCAACTACCGGGGACCGTGTTATAGCCCGTGTGCCGCGCACCAATGAAATGACGTTTAAGGTTCTAGTGGAGGACGCAGGAAGGCAGTATTTGCGCCCCATAAACCCGCAATATCCTATCATTGATATTACTGAAGAAACCCACATCTGCGGTAAGGTTATGGGCTCTTTCATACCTGAGTAAATGAGGACCCCATAACCCCAACTTTGCGTCTAGATTTTTAGAAAGTGATCATCGTTCTCAATATACATATTGATGTTTTGAAAAACCCAGGAAGGGCCACCCTCTAATAGAACTCCTTTTTCGCACTGACTCGTTTTCCAACGACCAAAGAATATATATTCCTCACCTACTGTGAAACTGCTCAACAGAGAAGATACCTTTAAGATAACTCTTACAACGGGCTTCACTACTTCGTTATTGGCGTCAGGCTTGATATAGGGAGCGTCTAGTTCAACTGAGTGAAATGGAAACTTTTCCGTTGGAGACCGTATACCTTTGACACTACCGCAAATGGCTAGCGGCGGAGTTGTTTTAGGCACTCCATATACATTGACTAACTTGCGGATATTTTCGTGATCGAAATAAAACTCAGACCAAGGAATACTTTTGGTTCCGTTTTTGATAACAATGAGAGAGCTAAGCTCCTCATTATCTTCACATAAGCTTCTAAGCTCAACTATCTGCTTTAGCTTCTTCAAGTAGCTGCTTAACTTACCCTTCTGAAAAAATAATTTGTCCTTGCCTTGATTTTTTTCAGTATCTTTGGTGCTCGACGCCTCAAGCTTAGAGACGTCCCTAAAGGCCTGCAACAGTATATGCAAACGAAACTCATAACTATTTTTGGAGACTGACCCGAAAACATCTGTATCCGAGCCGGCGGCCATCACCTTTAATTGGCCTTCCAGGTTATATTTGCAGTCAGCGGCATGAACCTCTTTGGGCTTAAGCCGAAAGCTTGCCTTAACCGTTATCGTCTTGTCTGCGAGTTGTCGGTTGTGGCTCTTCACAAACGTTAGCTTAGCAACACATCCAGTCGAGGGGCAGATTGGAGTTCCCAAGGAAGACGACTCATATTCTTGGGCTGTTTTTTGCCCAACACCTTGGATTTCCGCCTTAAAGATCTTGCTTCCCACATACCCTCCTACAAGCCGAAAATTTGGATCCATAACTGTCCATCACTCAGCGCAGAACCGCAAGGGATTTGCTCACACCAACAAATATCAACCAGTAGTTGACATTTAGCAACCGCTGCTTGATATTCACCTCACTCTTCCACCACAGAGCGAGGCAACACCATGCACACCACAGCAACGCTGCACATCCATCCCAAAGTCACTGATCCGCTGCGCGTCTTCGAAATTCGTCACTTAGCTATCGTGACTGGCTGTGCCTTCATCACCAGCAAACCCAAGCGGCCTGAGCGCGCCCTCCCCGCCCCATTTGATCCAAATGGCGGAGGGCGCGCGGCATGAGCAGGTACAAAATCGACGCCAAAACGCTGGCCTTGCTCAAAGCGCAGGCCAAGCTGACGGAAACGTTCAACCACACCGTCCGCTCCGCAAAGAGGGGCGCCCTGCCCTTTCGCCTCAAGGTCGAACACGCCTCGGCAGAAACTCAGTTCAGGGTCGAGATTGGCAATCAACGCCACTCCCTGACACTGCCAAACACCCTGCAGATGCACCTCCTGCTGGCAGCTTTCATCGAAGAGATAGCTAACGGTCCTCTCGATGTAGGCACATTCGCAGCAAAGCGCACCGATGGAAAATCCAGCGTTCTCGACGAGCAACTGAGCCTGCAAGTTTTCGATCTGGTGCGCCGTGGCGGCATGCTCAGCCTGGACGTTGGCCTTGAACAGCCGATCCATGTCTCGATTCATCGCAACAGAACCCGGACAGCAGCAACAACCCTTATGACTATCGGAGTCAGGCAGCCCCGGACCAAGTGCTTCACGCTGTCTGGTCCAGATGCCGAAATCCATGAAAAGGTCGTTGAGTCCATCAATCACCTGGCCAGCATTGCGACTCCAGCAATGCGAGCGGCCTAGGAGGACTCATGGAACGCACCTTAGCTCAGACCGCCAAGCAACTTGGCATCAGCAGACCCAGGCTCATCGCCCTGATGCGGGAAAAGGCACTGCTCAATGAACGGAACCTCCCCGCCTATCCCACACGGGACCGCGAGTACATGCGTGTCAAGGACAGCAACTGGTTTCATCACCAACTCGGTATGCAGTACAGCCAGTCAACAAGGGTAAAGCAGCCCGGCATACGCTGGCTCGCCGAGCAACTGGGGCTGGCCGTGCCTGAAATACCGGCAGACAACCGTGACGTGGCCTAGGGAATACGCCCGCCAGATCATCGCGCTGCATACGCGGGAGGAACGCAATGCAGCGCTTCTGGAGGTTCCTGAACACCTGCGCGAACTGACCAAACGACACTGCCTGAACAGCTGGAACCACCCCAAGCGGAGAAGACCGAATGAACCAAGAAGCGATTGACCGACTACTGATCGACTTACTGCGCATTCCGCCAGAACAGCGCACTCAGCATGATGTTGCCGCTGCCGTTGCTGGCATCAACGCAGCCGCATTACTTGAAGCTATTGCGCCAACGTCATTGCAGCGGGAGCAAATCAAGTTGCTGGCCATCACTGAGTTTTTGGCCTGCGAACTTCAAATGGTCGATGCTCACGTCACGCTCGACCTTAGCATCACTCAACCCCAATGGATCCCTCTCACCCTCACGATGCGTCGACCTTGCGCAGGTTACGTATTTGGGGGCGGACGTACAGCACAAGAAGCGCTCATGGACATGTACGACTACATTCCCCCACCCAAAGAAGCTGCGGCATGAAGGACCATAGCCAGAATCCGCTACGTCTGATGCCAGCACCGGAAGCGGCCACCGTTGAACTGCTGTATCGGACCTTCGGAGATGTACTCATCCCCCTAGACAAGCTGCGCGAGCAGTACTTCCGAAACCTCAATGAACGGTCGTTTGTTGCAGAGATTGAGAACGGGCGAATCCCGCTCCCGATCACCACCTTGGACACGAGCCGCAAAGCACCGAAGTTCGCGCACATTCGGCACGTCGCAGCACTGATCGACATCCGCGCATACAAGGCCGATGAAGAGATGGGCAATTCTCAAACTGACTCAGACTCACCGACATAACCAAAACGGCTGCCACCACCAGCCGAGCAAACTCACAAGGAGCACACCACATGACTACGACTCAAATCTGCGTATTGATCGGACTTCTCATTTTGGACGGCCTGCTTATCTGGTCCGGCTACATGCTGGGCCGAAGCGATGGAATGACGACTGGGATCAAGAACGGCGAGCAAATACCACGCGAAGAAGACGTGATAGCGATCACGGAACTTCAAGCATCACTGCGGCTGAAGCGCACAGAAAATGAGCGGCTGGATCTGCGCCTCAAAAGACTCCAGCAGGGTATGGCTTTTGGCGCGCAGGAAAGAGACGCGCTGAACGAAATAGCCGAGAAACTGAGAATCGCTGCTGAGACCTTCAGCGCGTTTCGTACCGGCAAAAAGCTGGAGCGCGATTGCCTGACGCTGCGGCAGCAGGCGTTGCAAATGGCTGAAGCGCTCGGTGGATCAGACCAGCAGGTGAACGCAGCATGAACCGACCTACCCCCCTGCTGCGACTCAGCCCGCAAGCTGCTGGCGATCTGCACCAGCAGCACGTCAAAGCCATTGAAGAACTCCGCGCCACGGCCCGCTTCAATAGAGAGCTGAACAACAGACTGGAGTCGATGATTGGACCTGACGGTTTGCGCACCTTGCGCAAGGACGTCGAGAACGCACTGCTATTGGCCGATCTGGTCGAGGAGAATGACCAGACGCACGCGCTTTACGTCGTCGGTACAAAACCAGAAGCGTCTGATGAATCAACTTGCAACCAAGCGTCGGAGGAAAGCGGCGGTGATCGCCCACAGACTAACTCCCAGGCTCAAGCCGCTTTGCTCCGCGACAGCAGCTGGAGCACCACACAAAAAACAAACAGTCTCTGCTGCACAGCAGCAGGCATTACTGCCCTTCCCAGCAGCACCACCGAAGCGCCTGTACCCCACGAAAAGCTGCGCGAGGCGGCCACTCATGATGCAACGCTGATCGCTCAAAATCGCCCGCCCGCGCAGCCTGTGGTGGGGGGTAAAACCCTGTCGCAGATCTGTGACAGGCCGCTCCACTCTGAGTGCCCCGTGGAAGAGCTGTGCCGCTTTCCCTGCGATCATGAGCCCAGCCTTTCAGATGTTGGGCTGAGATGCACGACGTGTGGTTTGCAGGCCAGCGCGACGGTCGCGAATGGGGTGAAAGCATGAGTTCACTCACCCTCCCGCCATTTGATTTCAAAACCCAGTACGGCCTTGGCTTCAATCCGCAAGACGATGAGATCGTTGTGGACTACTTCTGCGGTGGCGGCGGTGGTGGAACCGGGCTGGAAATGGGCCTTGGTCGAACTGTCAGCGTGGCCAAGAATCACAGCGCGGCGGCGATCAGCATGCACACCGTCAATCACCCAGGCGCGAAGCACTTCACCACTGATGTGTTTGACGGCGATCCGGATACGGAATGCGGCGGCAAGGCAGTGGGCTGGTTCCACATGAGCCCGGATTGCACCCACCATAGCCAGGCCGCTGGCGGGCAGCCACGCAAGCGCGAGATCCGCAACTTGTCTTGGATCGGCTTAAAGTGGGCAGGCAAGAAGAAGCCACGCGTCATCAGCCTGGAGAACGTGAAGCAGATCCTGCAATGGGGCCCGCTGGTCGCCAAGCGCTGCAAGTCGACCGGGCGAGTCGTGAAGCTGGATGGCGGCGTTGCCGCACCTGGTGAGGTTGTGCCGGTCGATCAGCAATTTCTGGTGCCAGACCCTACCCGGCGCGGACAGACATGGGTAGTGTTCGTGGCCGAGCTGGAGCGCCTGGGCTATGCCGTCGAGTGGCGTGTGATCCGAGCGTGCGACTTCGGCGCACCGACCAGCCGGGAACGCCTGTTCATGATTGCCCGCTGCGATGGGCAACCGATCGTATGGCCAGAGCCGACCCACGCGAAGCGCCCCGCCAAAGGCCAGAAGCCGTGGAGGACCGCCGCCGAGTGCATCGACTTTAACGACCTCGGCAGAAGCATCTTCGGACGCAAGAAAGACCTGGCCCCCGCCACCCTGCGCCGAGTGGCCAAAGGCATGAATAAATTCGTTATCGACAACCCCGCCCCGTTCATCGTCCCGGTTGCGAACTGGTCGGGCGACACGGTGCAGTCGGCCAACGAGCCGTTGCGCACCGTGACGTCATACCCAAAGGGCGGCGCATTCTCGGTCGTCAGCCCGGTCATCGCACCAGCGACCCACCAAGGCAGCGATCGCATCAACGATCCGCTGGAGCCATTGCCGACGATCACCTGCGCCAACCGTGGCGAGTTGACGCTGATCAGCCCGACCCTGATCCAGTCAGGTTATGGCGAGCGTGAAGGCCAGCAGCCTCGCGTGCCAGGAATCGACCAGCCGTTGGGCACCGTTGTCGCTGGCGGCGTTAAGCACGCGCTTGCATCGGCATGCATCGTCCAGGCAGGTCATGGCGAAGGTTCTGGCGCAACCAAACGCCGCTCCCACGGCGTGAACGACATTCTCGGCCCGGTCGGCACGGTTACAGCCAGCGGTGGAGGTCAGTCAGTCAGCGCTGCGGTGATGATCCAAGCCAACGGCGGGTTCAACACCACTCACGCCAAGGACATTCGCGAGCCGCTGACCACGGTGACCAATTCCGGCAGTCAGCAGCAACTTGCTGTGGCAAATCTGGTGCACCTGCGTGGCAACTGTGATGCACGGGACGTGAATGATCCGCTGCACACGATAAGCGCCGGCGGCCAGCACCATGGACTGGTGACGGCGTTCATGGAAAGGCAGTTCGGCGCTAGCGTCGGCCAGCCGCTGGATGAACCCGCGCCTACCGTGACGGCGGGCGGCGGCGGCAAGAGCTCAGTTGTGTCGCTCAGGCTCTCCCCTGAGCATGAGGAAGGTGCATTGCGTGTCGCTGCGTTCCTGATCAGCTATTACGGGACCGAGAACGTCAGCGGCGCAGGCGAACCAGCACCGACCATCACGACCAAGGATCGCTTGGCGCTGGTCACCGTCATGGTCAAGGGCACGCCCTACGTGATCGTCGACATCTGCCTGCGGATGCTCAAGCCGTCCGAGCTGTACAAGGCTCAGGGCTTTCCCGCCGACTACGTCATCACCCACGGGGCAGACGGCAAACCATTCACCAAGACCCAGCAGGTTCACATGTGCGGCAACAGCGTCAGCCCTCCGCCGATGGCCGCACTTGCCAAAGCAAACGACCCATGGCGGCAGATCGAACTCTGCAAGGAGGCCGCATGAGCCGGACAGGAGCGCGTGACAAAGCGCGCAGACAGCTCACCGAAACCTTGGCGATCTTGAGTGAATCCGTGGCCCTACTTGGCAAGTCGCGCTCGCTGATTGAGCGCATCGATACCCTAAACGCGGCTCAGTATCTTGCAGATCTGGACGCTTTTTGTTCCCGCCCGTTTCCAGCACAGGTCGACCAGCACCCTGATAACCAGGCTGTTGATAAGTTCGCTGCCGCGATGAAAACCAAGCTTGCCGAGGCACGCGCCAAAGGCCGGCATGGCTGGAGTGAGTCATGGGTGCAGGACAAGGAACTGGCTGAATTGTTGGTCGGGCACATTCCCAAGGGCAATGCTGGCAACTTTGAGGACATAGCGAACTTCGCCATGATGTTGCATCAACGGGGCGCAGATCCTATGGAACTGAAGTTGGCTTTCAATAAAGCCAAGCTCGGCACGGTTCTGATGGCGCGTGTTGAGAAAGCGTTTGAGGGGATAACCAGGCAAGTCACCATCGAATTAGCCGATCTGCATGGCGAGCCGGTGGCCTGGGATGTGCGCACCACTAATGGAAGCTGGTGCAAGACTGTGAGAGGCCGCGAAACCGCAAAGGCTGCTGAACAGCGCGGCTTCACTGTAGAACCACTTTACCGCCACGCTCAACCAGCCAAGGCGAAGGTAGATGAGCCAGTGGGGACGCCACAATGAGTACACAGAACATAGTGAGTGTAAGCGGCGGCAAAGACAGCACTGCTACCTTGCTGGTGGCAATCGCCTTGGACACTCCCAACTTGCAAGCCGTCTTCGCAGATACTGGCAACGAGCACGAGCAGACCTATGAGTACCTCGATTACTTGGCCTTTGCCACCGGTGTAGCCATCACCCGCGTAAAGGCAGATTTCACCCAGCGCATCGAAGGTAAACGCCGATTCATTGAAACCAAATGGCGGGAGCAAGGCATCGATGAATCGGTGGTGCAGGCGGCGCTGGATGTACTGAAGCCCACTGGCAATCCGTTCCTTGACCTATGCATATGGAAAGGTCGCTTTCCAAGTCGCAAGGCACAGTTCTGCACAATGGAGTTGAAGCGCGATCCGATGCTCGAACAAGCACTACTTCCACTCATGGGCAACGGCGACATGATCATGAGTTGGCAAGGAGTACGAGCCAACGAGTCGATCAATCGACGGTATTTGCCCGAGTGTGATGAAGTCGGTGGGGGGCTATTCAACTATCGACCAATCCTCAAGTGGGACATTCCTGCAGTGTTTGAAGCGCACCGCTACATGGGTATCAAGCCGAACCCGCTCTACTCACAGGGTATGGGTAGAGTTGGATGCATGCCCTGTATCAATTGCCGTAAAGACGAACTCCGAGAGATCGCCCTACGTTTTCCCGAAGTGATTGACCGTATTGATCTTTGGGAAAGGACTACTCAACAGGCCAGCAAGCGAGGCGCCGCCACATTCTTCGCAGGCTCAAACGCAAAACATCCCAAAGGCTCCATTGCGAACATGAGTGCAGTTGAAGTTATGGAGGTGGCAAGCATCCGTCAAGCAGTCGAATGGTCCAAGACGGCGCGAGGCGGTATCCAATATGATCTGATGATTGCGACCGATGCTACAGCCTGCTCAAGCGCCTATGGACTGTGTGAATCAAGCTGGGAACCTATGATAGAAATGGAGGTTGCATGAACACTCTCTTCCTATTGATGGCTCAGTATGATGGGCAGGCCGTTATTCCTCTGGACCGGGTATGCGCTGACTATATGCATTTGACTGTCGAAAAATTCAAACGTAAAAGGCTGGATGGAGAAATCGATATTCCTGTAGTGCGTTTGGGCGCTGACAGTCAGAAAGCAGCATTAGGTATCCACTTGAGGGATTTAGCCGACTACATTGATCGACAGCGGGAAAAGGCTGCTAAGGAGCAAAACCAGTTGATGGGAAGAGCCGCCTAGCTCGGATAAAAGGCCCGTTGAAACGTACAGCGGGCCTTAAACTATTTCGGTCAGAATGTTTCCAGACTACCAAGATTGTCGCGCTTCGTACTATTGGAGTCCGTAGTCAGATACACCTTATCTATAACATGGATCCGAGAGCCATCCTTCCATTTTATGCTTACCCCGGGGACGATGGTTTGGAAAGTCGCCTTGTTACTGGAAATCAAATCAGCAACAAATTCTCGCGCACACACCATCCCTTCCCCAACACTAGTACCTAAATCCTTGTGAACTCTCACCCACTGAATGTGGCTACCTTGGCTGTCATAACTGACAGCAGAAATACAATAGTCGGTCAT